GGTAATGCTCTCAGCCCTTGCGCCGAAGATATTACAATCAAAAAAGTTTGGTACATCTTCCCACTGACCCGTTTGCGAGTTCTTATGGCTGTCATTGACCGCAATACCAAAGGAACAAACGCCCGTACCGCCCGCCGTAAAACGCAATTCTGCGTCTCTAGTAAGGTTACCGCTCAAACAAACTGTGTTAATACCTCTCATGTTTATGCCTCTTTCTGTACCTTAGTTAGCCAACTTGTAACAATTCCAACCGCTGCCACTCTCTGATTGTCTGTGTACTCAATCTGTTCAGCGGTTACGCCTAACTTTTTCATAGCAGGGGTGATATTTAACGCCTTGATAACGTCATCTACCGTTTTACCCCTCAGATTTGCGAACTCTAAAACCTTGTTTTGTAGCGTTTCCTCTGTAACGCTCTCAGAGGCTTTTTGCGGTGCGGTTTGCTGTGTCCTACGTGTAGTAGTCGTTCGTGTTGCTGTTCGTGTCTTAGGGGCTGTCTCAGCGGGTCGATTATCAAGTGCGTCTACCTCTTCCCCGCTGTCTACCGCAAACAGACCACAAATAGCGTATTTTCTCGCATAGGAACTAGCTAGACCGCTAATCTGTGCGGCGTCCATACCCTTTTTCTCATTCTCTTCACGGGCGTAGGCTACAGACGTTACGGTTTCCTCGCAACCCTCTACATAGAACGTTACAGTAGCCTGTGTGTAGTAGCGCTCACCAATAAGAACAACGTTGTCAGTCATGTAGTAACCGCACTTGTATTTCTTGCATAGCGGTTTCAATGCTGCGTTAATGCTCTCTAGGTTTCGGAACTTGTATTTACCGAATGCGTTGTACTGGTCTTTTGGAACGTTCAACTCTTCCCTTACATTGCTTAGAGTTGCGTATACGTTTGGCATTTTAAGCCCCTTTCTTTTGATTTTTATAATTGCCAATTAAACACACGTATTTATTACTCCTCTCTTATGTATTCAAACGTGTATTCAGACGTTAAACCTTGCATATATACAGGCAAAGTAGCAACATCACCGTTTGCAAGCGTAAAGCCCTCTGCTTTATAGTTGAGAATAACAGGCATAAGGTCGCAAAGCATATTTACAATGCGCCTACGGTCTTTAGAATTAGCGACTTTATAATTGAACTTAATCGTAGTTCTTTGGAGAACAGCCGTTACTTTGCAAGCCTTAATATCGCTGTTTGCAAGTTTTCCAAAGTCAAACATATCATTGATATCTACGCTCATGTTAATTCCTCTCGGTCGTGTCGGGAACTCTCTTTGTTTCCCTTTGTTGACTATAACTATACGGGCTGTGTTGCTCTCTGTCAACAACAATTTTATAGAAATTTCCCTACATATTTTCTACACAAAAATACCCCGCTAACCTGTACACGATTAGCGGGGTTACGCACGGCGGAGGAGTAGACCGTGTAGGAACAGTATACACTAATTCAGCTTAGTAATTGCGCCCGTCTCGTTAGTGGAAACGCTGAGTGTACCGCTCTTAACTGTACCGTCTGTATCTAAGGCATAGGCTAGCCCGTCATGGACTACAACGGCGTTAGACTGAATACGACCGCTAGCGTCTGTGATATAGGTTTTACCGTCTACATCGAACTTACCAGTTGCCATTGTGCCACGGGGGGCGTTGCCGTCATCATGGAGATAATACATTGAGCCGTTTACCTCGACAAAGCCCGTTTCCATAGCACACTGCCGATTGTCGGCTGTCTCACGCATATAGCACCAATACGCCCCGTAACGTACCCAGCCTTTAGCTGCGTAACCGTTAGCGTCAAAGTAGTACCATTCACCGTCAATCAACTGCCACGTATCAGCGTACCAGTCATTAGGAGCGGTAGCGTACCACCAACCCACGGAATTATGAACCCAGTGAGGTGTAAAGCCTGTAGCTGCTTTGTCACCCTCTGCAAGCCTTACCCAGCCCGCTCTATCCAGCTGCGCAACGTTCAAATCAATGTTACCGTTAGCGCTTGAATACTGCCAAATAGTCCAGTCAGACCATGCGCCCGTGCTGTAAATCATCTGTGGCAATTCCCAGCTAAAACGATTGTCGGGATATCCAGCTATCCATAGGGCTGAAACATCGGCGCATGAGGCAACCTGTGACCTACCCGCGGGGTACGTATAAACAAGCGGGTAGATACCCGTTAGGGCGTGTACACGGTCTACAAACTGCCTAGCCCATGTAGTAGAACCCCATGCGTCATTGTCTCCATTTTCCCAGTCTAGGCATAAAATAGCCTCGCCCACATAGTCCTTAACGCATGAAACAAATGCGTCTGCCTCGGCTACAGGTGAACCACCCTCGGCGTAATGATATACGCCAATCAGTTTACCGTCTGCCTTTGCACGTTCAAGCTGTCTAACCATATGCGAGTTAAGCGGTCTAGTTCCCTGCGTTGCCTTAGCGATAACAAAATCAGACCCGCTATAAGCGGTCTCCACGTACCAGCTAGAGTACGTGGAGTAACAAGGCTGATAACCGCTAACGTCAATACCCCTTAACATTACATAACCTCACTAGAGGGCTTAGAACTAGGCTGTGTATAGGTCATTGCCCTGTCGCTGTCGGAGAAACCCGCTGTGGTAGGGTCGTTGACAATTCCAAGAATGGCAAGGACTGCAAACAGAGCGTTTACGGCTGCCATAGCTTGATTAGTAACGCCCTCAATCTCGATTTTGTAGCCAAAGATACCAGCTACAACCTGTACAAGAATAAGCAGGGCGGGAATAAGCGCAAGCCAAAACGCCTTGTTCTTCATGCGTACTTTAAGGTTAACCATAGTTTAATTCTCCAATTTCTCGATACGATTGCCTAGGTTTTTTACGTCCGTTTTGACCTCTGTGAGGTCGGTCTGAACTTTTTTTGAAACGTCATCAGCCCTACGTGCAATAATGCCTACAACTGCCAACTCTGAAGTATGTTTACCTACTGTAGAAACTACTTCAGCCAATGACTGTTGATAGCTGCTCATTTGTCACTCATAACCTGCTGACGGGTTTCTAGGCGTGTCAACGTGTTAGTAATGGTGTTTTTCCATTCCTCTTCACGCTGTCGCTGTTCTTTGTTTCTGCCTTGCATAGTCGAAATAGAAACCATGCAGCCCAAGAATGAAGATACTAGACCAATCACAAAAACGACCATATCACCCGTAATATTACCGTGCATTATTCACCACCCTCTAAAGAAACGAATACGTATACCCGTCTGTCATCTACATTATAGCTGTAGGCTATTCCATGCTCTTAGGTAGAAGTGGAATAATTCCCGTAGCATAACCGGTGCTGTTGTTGTAGAGGTAAATATGTTTATTACTACCACCAGCTGCGCCAATCCAAATCTTTGCGGTGTGGTCACCTGTCTCAGTGCCCATTGGGTGATACCCCTCAATGGATGGCAGAAGATAGTCTGGCATTTCCGCCGTGGTCGTGCGTGCTGAATAACCCGCTGCAAGATAACAATCTAGGTACAACATTCCACCACGGATACAGTAGCGAACACGGCAAACGCCGTCGTCTTGTAGAGTGGTCCATGAAGTGAACTTGATAAGCTTGGCTAAATCTTCAAACGCTATAACTTCATCACGTCCGTGGGTTCTGTCATAAGCAATAAACCCCAACGAACCCAAACCAATGCCATTAGCTGTATTTCCATTTTGGACATCTGATACATCAAGCCTAATCGTAGGAGCATTAACAAAGAAAGCGCCACCTGAATTAAATAGTAAGTGTCTAGCAAACACTGCGGTCACTTTAGTATCGTCTTTACCATAGTTGTAACCGTCTACGATATTGAACACACCGCCACCAAGAGACACTGCACTCTGTTCAAACTTCGCAAGCTCCTCCGAGCCTTTCAACAGCTTCATTCCGTGGCTGTCGATAGTTGTATGTATGCCTGTCTTACTGCCAACGTGAGCGCCCTCGCTATCGTGTGAGAATGTATTTTGCATATCGTCTACCGCCTCTTTTGCTGTTGTTGCTGTAGCTTTAGCCTCTTTAGCCTCTTTCGCTGCCTGTTCGGCTAGGGCTTTGAGACGGTCAATATCAGCGCTGCCACCGTTGCCACCGCCTAGAACCTCAACCATTACAGGGTTACTCTTTGCGCTTACATTGTGAGCGGGTGAGCCGTCATAGTTGCAGGTGTTATCCTCAGCTGTTGCGTAGACTTTATAGACTTCCCCAACGGTCAAACCGCTAATAATGCAAGAACCCGCTGCGGTCAACTCACCCATTTTAACGGGCGTACCGTCTTTCTCAGCGTACAGAGATACACAATAAAAATCGGCGGGCTTTTCTTCTTCAAGCGAACCGCTCCAATATGCCACGATTGAACCATTCTGAGACGCTGCTGCAAGTCCTACAGGCTTGCTAGGGGCGGTAGTGTCTCCAACGTTTAAGGCTACACCGTTACCGCTGCCTAGAATGGTCTTAGTACCGTCTGAATTGTCTACAGAAATAACCCCGCTTGTACGTGTTGTAGTCTCACGGGCTGCTTGTGCTGCGTTTGCTGCCACGTTTGCCATTTGCTCAACGGGTGACTGTAGTCCTACTAGTTTAGTGTGTTTCATCATTTCTCCCATGGATCATAAATCGGGTCAAAGGTTAACGCTATTTTATCGCTTAGATTGCCTTTCATTTCCATAAGACGCAACCTATACACGCCGTTTGGCATTGAGGGGTAGCCGAATAGGTCTAAGTCTACTTCTTGACCTGTCCAAACCTGCGAGGGCGTTACTGCGTTGCCTGTGTCGTTTATGTAGACTTCACCCGTCAACTGAATAAGTGGACGGCTTGCAGCGTCTAGCGAGGCTTGAGCGTGAGCGGTAACAAGTCCAGCGTTCGACCAGTCGTTACTGCCCGTGTGCGTTTCAATCAACGGGTAGCCCTGTGGTCTTTCGGCTAGTGTCATATCTTCTACAAGGCTGCATAGAGTACCCTCGTCTTGACCTGCTCCCGTGCCATAAACACGCATTACGGGTGAGCCGTGAGCGACTTTGATACCCTCTATAGTACCCTCGCCGTTATGCCATGTTAGCGTAGGAATTGAGCCCGTCTGATTAAGATACGGGTTACCCTCTGAACCTGCATAAAAAACCCATTTAACCCTATTATCTTCTAGGACGGGTCTAAACTGAATATCGGGTCCATTCTGAACGTTAGATAACTCTGTGAGCAGCTTTTTAAGCCCGTTATTAGCTACGTTATAGCCGTAATAGGTACGCTGTGAGTTGCCTTTTTCGCCTCGATATTGCCAATCAATCGGTAAAAACCCGCTAGGCTTTGCGTTGGTGGCAAGGTAGCCAATCTCACACGCTATCCCTCTAAGGCTCATGTTGGAAAAATAGATTGTGTCCGTGGTGGTGTTGTTCCATGACTTACCGAACGTATCTTCACGGACTAAAACACGGTTAGCGAGAAAGTCCAGCGGGCTAATTAGGCTAAACGCTGTATCTTCCCATGTATCGGTGCGTGTTCCAATAATTCCAGCGATAACAGGTGAACCGTTCCATAATAAGACTAAACCCCTTTTATATGGCGCTAATAGGTCATTACGTGCCTCTTGCGTCTTAGCTGGTAGGGCTGTCCACGGAATTGTTAAACCGCTACCGTCTAGCTTGCCTACGCCTTTATCTTTGGTAGTCGATAGTGAGCAGCTAGAAACGGTCTGTGTCCAGCTTAGACTAGGTATGTCTACGGGGGCTAATAGCGCCCCCGTCATTGTCTCGAAAATGTATGTAGTCCACATTATGCGCTAACCCCGCCGTCTGAGATAATAAGGCGTTGGCCGGGGTACGAACCCGCATAGTATGACGCTGTAAGGTTTGAGGCGGGCGCTGCACCCGAACCCCATAGACGGGCTGAAATGGTATGACTTCCTGCGTCAACCTCTAAAACGTCTTCGAAACATTGCGAGATAACCGTATCAGGGCTACAAGTGAACCTAAACGCTCTAATAACTGTACCGTCAAGCAGCCAATCAACATAACCGCTACCCAGCCAGTTATAAGTAGTAGGGTTTTTCGCTTGTACTGAAACAGAGATTTTAACGTTGATATTTCTATCAGTTGGCAACGTAATAGACGAACTCGCAAACGTCCACGGTGTACCCGCTGTAACGTCTGTAGTGGTCTTATTCGTTACATCTGCAATAATGCCAAGGCTTGAACCATAAGGAATAGCGAACTGCCTACTCTCTGCCTCGATTGCGCCGTTAGTTGAAGTTGAACCACCTGCGAGGCGCATACGTGCGACCTCTGTCGCATATTGTGGGACTGTAGGCGCTTTAGGTGTACCGCTAGGCGTACCCTGTACAACGCCAATAGTTACAAGGTTATCGCTGTCACCCTTGCTTTTATCGTGAGCCGTGATATAGACCACGTCAATTCTAGGCATTGAAGAGGTATTAGCTGCCACGGCGGGGGTTTGACCGCCGTCAAAATACGCCTCTGTAAACCCGTCTCCCGCTCCCTTAGAGCAGATAGCCATACCAGCACCCACGATATACGTTAGACCAGTTGAACCCTTTACAGATAGCCCGCCTACTACGCCCTTGTTAACCCATTTGTGAGCAAGCATTTTTCTAATGTCTACATCGGTTGTACCGATACCGTCCGCTGTCTGTCGAACTCCAAACGCTACATTTGCCATATGAACCCCTTAAATAAACGTATCTCTTAGATTGACTTCTACAGTTCCCGTTCCAGCTGCCTCTAGTGATAGTGTAACAGTCTCACCTGCACCCACTACAGGGAACTCACGCAAATAGACGTTACGGGTTACATCTACACCGTTAACGCTTGCTGTTCTTGTACGACTATCAAGAATAACGGGCGCTGAACTAACGCCGTCTGAATAGCCTAGCTGTTCACCCGTTGCCGAATTAGTCACGGTAAAGCCAAACGGTAGATTACCCGTTGCCGTAATGACGGGGTAGGCTGTAGCTGTACCGTGATTAGTGATTGTGCAAATAGACGTTACTCTTTCGGCTGCCACTCCATAGCTAAGCGGGAATGTAAGAACGCCTAACGGGCTGTATTGCAGACCGCCGTAACCTTTTACGCTAGGGGTCATAAATGCCACGGAGAAAGCCTCTGAAAGCCTCTCAGGTCTAGGACAAACTACCGTTACAGTTACCTCTTCACGGTTGCGGGTAGCTTTGTCGGCTTTTACGTCAACGCTTAGATAGCCCTCAACGAATGTATCGTGATTATCATCTTTTACCCTCAACTTAACTAGACCGTGTGCCATTGCTAAAAGGTCGTTTATTGCTTGCTGAACCTCTGAACGGTCTGACCCCTCTGCGTATAGTTCTAGCGTGACTGTACGGGCTGAGTATAGTACGGCGTTAGGCTCGATATCGTGAGCGCCGTCCGAACTCTCACGCTCTGTCAGTTTTACTTTAGGCTGAGGCGTTGAGTACCAGCCTTTGATAGTGCGGGCGTTAAGGGCTGCACCTGTAGCCCCTCCCGTGCCGTTGATATGAACCTTACGCCCGCCCTTAGAAATGACGGCTTGCCATGTTTGCATTTAGACCCCCTGTGCCTCATAAAGTGCGTTTCTGTGAATGATTGTAGCAGCGGTGTATAGGTCATCATCTGCACGTACAACGTTAGTATTAAACGTCTGATTGATTTTCGTACTTGCAGAAGAACCGTTAGACCATGAACTCAACATAGAACCATTACGACTAATATCAAGTTGAACGCCGTTGATGTTGTCGTTAATATCCTGTCTCATACCGCTGAACGGGTCAGATTTTTTCCAACCAACATCAATACCAACCGCAACGCCTTTAGCCATGTTTACACCGATAAGGTCACGCATAAGACGGGACGGTGAGTGAATACCCAAAAAGCCCTTTACGTTGTTAATAGCGCTCTCAATGCCACCACGTAAGGCGCTTGTAACATTACCGATTGCACCCCTAATACCGCCTACAATGCCGTCTACGATATTGCGACCAACTGAACCAATACCGTTAACCACGGTATCAAGTCCACTTCTAAGGTTTGAACCAAAATCATCGGCTGCACGTCTAGCGCCGTTCGCAAAATCAGACGCAAAGCGTGAGACTGCGTTAACCATTGAATTAAATGCGTCTCCAACAAGCGAACTTAAAGCGCTTACGCCCGCCGAAAAAGCGTCAACGGCTGGTATTACGTTGCCATTTATCCACTCAGATATGCCGTTTAGTGCAGCTTGCACCGAACCAGTAATGACGTTATAGACCTCCATTAGCGCCATTCCTAAGGCTTGAGCGTACTCACCTAGCACGGTAAAAGCTAGACCGATAACGTCTAAGTAAGGCTGTAGAGCCTCGATTGCGACCAATAGAACAGACGCAATAATGTTCGCTAGTGCAGAAATGACATCAAATACGATACTCAGAATAGGGGCTAGACCAGTTAAAACGCCCGCTATAAACTCGAACGCACCTTGAAGAACAGGCATGATAGCAATAGCCAAATTCTCAATGACGGGTATAAACGGCTCTGATATATCCACGATGAACTGAATAGCATTAGCTAGGGTAGCGGTTAGGACGTTTCCTATATCGTTCAACGACCCAACAATAGAGGTTATACCAGCCTGTACAGTAGGGTTATTGAACACTCTTACAAGCATATCGCTAACATTCTGCATATGCTGCATAACGGGGTCTAGTGCTCCGTCCAAATTGTCGAACATTTGACCGTCAATATTGAGGCTAGGCAAGGTAATACCGATACCCGCTAAAGCGTCTGAGATAGCCGAACCCAAGCCTTGAACCATTTGAGGAACTGCATTGATTAAAGCCGAACCCAGCCCCGCCATAATGCGACCCGCTACAGGTACAACGTTATGAACAACGTTACCCAAAGCCTCTACAACGTTTTGAACTAAAGGCTCTAGGTCGATACCGTCTTTACCAATACCAGCCACAAAGTTGCTCCATGCAGCACCTAGCGATGTGATAGAACCCTCGATAGTGGTTGCTGCCTCTCTAGCGGTAGTACCAGCGATACCCTGTTTTTCCTGTACAAGTTCAATAGCTGTGACAATATCGCTAAAGCTGTCAATGGATAGGTTAGCAGCTTGACCGTTTGCAGCTGCGTAAGCGTTAGCGTCTGCAATAAGCTGTTGCATACCCTCTTTTGTGCCTGCGTATCCCAATTTCAGATTATCAAGCATCATAAAATTCTGTCGTGCAAACCCTTGAAATGCCTGCGTAACGCTATCGGCGTTTGTGCCAAACGTGTTTACATTGTCGCTAATAGCCCTCATAGCTACATCGGTTTGCTGTGCAGCTGCTACCGTGTCACCGCCTAGCGAATTGATTAGGCTAGCTGAGAAACTAGTAGCAACCTCCATGTACTGATTAGCGTCCATACCAGCGGTTTTCCATGCGTCATTAGCGTTTTTGAACACTAAATCTTGCGCCGCCTGTAGACGGTTATACTCACCCTCAACCTCAGATACAGACTTACCAACGCTAGCGGCGTATTCCTCGATAGACTTACCAGCTGTACCGTATAGCTTAGATACACCGCCCGCCAACTGCTCATATTGAGCGTAAGCCTCGAACGCTTGTTTTGCAAAGCCTACAACCGCCGCCGCTACCGCCGTAAATGCAGCAATACCCGCGATTTTTAGAGCGTCAAACGTGCTACTTGATTTGTCACCAACCGAACCCAGCGCCTCATCTGTAGCGCCTACAAACTCATTTACCTTACCCTTAGCGTCTCCCGTTAGCACGTCAAGCGTAATTTTAATTGCGCCGTCAGCCAATTCTAACCTCTTTCTGCCTTATGACCTGCTAACTTGAGGGTTACTTTAGGGTTACAGTGTAGCCTTGCCAAACGCCCAGTCAGCCCAATCATCGATAGCCTTATCCTGTACCGCCTTTTGTTCAGTCATAAACGTATGTTTCGGCGGTAGGGTATAGGCTCTCTTAGCCTTTTCCATGCTCTTATTATAATCGTCTTTATCTGATTTCTTGAACGTGCGATAACCCATGATTTTGGACATTATGCACGTTTCGGGTAGTGACCTAAACAGGGCTAGAAACCTATGCCAGTGCATAGACAAACTAGGGTCTGTGAGGTCTATCCCGTAGGCTTGTTGGAACGAACCTACGATATAGTCACCGTCTCGAATAAAGTCGAACGCTTGTACGGTTTCTACTGCCTTGCCTACAGGTGTTACAGGGGCGCTTAGTGCGAACTGTTGAGCAACCTCTACCCAGCTATCCCCTTGTGGTATATCGCTCTCGAATATACCGTACTCAGCTACCCCGTTGACCTCTAGGCTCTCTAACCACGCTAGCCACACTCTAAAGTCTGTTTTGATAGCGAAAACCTCCCCGTCAACCTCTAAGGCGGCGGGGAGGTCTGAATATCTAAGGTCAATCATTAGATAGCCTTGAATACTTGCCTTGTAGCCTTGTTAGCAGCTGCCACGGTTGCCATAGATTGAGCAACGTCAACCATAGGTTTAATACGGTCTAGCTGCTCATTTACTCCCTGCGTATTAGCGTCAAACATAGGGGCGCTATAGGCGTTGGCAACGTCTGAGTAGACTTTAGCCAACTCTACCACGTCAATATCGTCAATCTTAGAACCGTCTAGGCGCTCTTTAAGGTACTCAGCGGGTAGACATAGCTTTACAAAGCTATATTTTGCCTTGACCGTCTCAACAATATCACCGCTCTGTGTGACCTTGCTCATTTCTGCCATTAGCTTTGTAGTCAGCTTAGGCAACTCGAACGTAATACCTTGATTGTCTGTGTACTCAACCATTGTTTTACCTTTCTACGTGGATAAAAAAGGGCTAAAGGTTACCCCTTAGCCCCTTAGTATAGCACGGTCTAAATCTTAGACGCTAGCAGCTACAAACTTAACGTTATCAGTACCCAAGCCCGTAAGAGTACCCATTTTAGGCGTACCGTTCAGCCCAATCTTAAAAGACAAAGTACCGTCAACAGTGTTCAGAGTGTCAATGATGATACTTGCCTCTTGCCACAAAATAGCGTCTGTAGTTGCGCCTGTTGTCATGCTAGGAATACCCAGTACAACAGGAACATTACAAGCTGTACCGATAGGGAATTTCTTTGCATACTCAAACATGAATTTAAACAGAGGGTTAGTATTGTCTAGGATAATCTCCTCAGGCAACTCAGGCTGGTAACCTGTAACCTCTGTACTGTCGTTCTTGTCGCAAATGTAACCCTTTGTGTCCGTCTGAGCGTTGAACTTTATACACATCTCCGAGCCCACGAGACTTAGAGGAATCCCGTATGCCGTTTATTGCTTGAAAAAAAAAACAAAACACACA